CGCGCCAAGAGCGATCCAGACCTTGCGTGAAGTGATGGCAGACCAAGACGCACCCGCAGCAGCAAGGGTTACAGCGTCGCGGACTGCGCTCGAACTGGCTGGCGATCTGAAGCGCGCAGCCGATGACCAGACCAGCAGCCGTCGATTGTCTGAACTCTCAGCCGATCAACTGGCAGGGATGCTCGACACAATGAAGGTTGAGCGCGACCGGATCGCGGCGGCTGTCGAGCGCGACCGTCAGGCCATCGATGGCACGGCAACACCTATACCTGACCAATAGCCGGCCAGATCGACGACCAGGTAGCGACCAGGTGGGGCGGATCGGCGCGGACAGAGGAGCGGTCGGCGCGGACAGAGGAGCGGTCGGCGCGGACAGAGAAGGAGCGCGCGCGACCCCGCCCGCCCCCCCGCCCGCAGCCCGCGCGCCAGCCTTTTATTGATTATCCCTGTACGCATAAATTTTTTTATCTTCCCATCTATCGACAAGTTGTAGGTGATTGATTTAACTCGTAAAAAGAATAGAATCGCGCGAATATTCGTTTGCAGAATAACGTGAGGCTTTATGGCGTATACGACACCCACAACTTACACACGCGGATACGACTTCACGACGTATCAAACCTCAAATCCCTCTGACCCCCTTCCAGCCAGCAATGTAGATACCCAATTCGACAATCTGGCGACGGCATATAACAAAACCGTCAACAATCTGATTGAAATTCAACGCTCTGACGGCAAACTCTCTAATGATTCCGTCCATATAGAAGCGTTTGATACGGCTTCAATCGCCTTAATCGGCAATACATTCAACCCAAGGGGGGATTGGGCGGCGGCGACCTCGTATACCGCCAACGATATGGTCGAAACGAATGGCAATGTTTACGTTGCCCTGTCAGACCATACCTCTGCTGCTGCGTTTACGACAGATTCTGCTGCTGGGAAATGGCTGTTAATCGCCAATTCATCTGTCTCGACTGACGCCGCCACGGTTGAAACTTTCACGGGAACAGGCGCTGTAAGCGCGTTTACTACCTCAGTTACCTATACCAGCGCGAACAACGCCCAGGTGTTCGTAAACGGCGATCTGGTTCGCCCGACCACGGATTACACGCTGTCCGGCACAACGCTGACCTTTACGGCTTCTTACGGCCATCCCCCAGCATCTGCCGTCATTATTGTTTGGGGTGTTGCCAGTACCGTTGCATCAGTAATCACTGATGCTGCTACCGCGTCTGCAGCTTCAACAGCAGCCACTGCCACGCTGGCCGTGTTCCAGGGGATATTCCACGGCGTTTCCGCGACTGACCCGGCTACGGGGTTGGACGCTGGCGATTTATATTTTAATTCGACCAACAATGTGATGATGGTGTATTCGGGTTCCGCGTGGCAGCGAGTGACCCCGACCACCACAGAGCAGGCCAACATCAACACGGTTTCTGCCAGGGATACAGAGATCGCCTTGTTAGGCACAGCAGCTGCTGTTGCAGACATGGCTATCCTCGGTACGGCTGACGTAGTGGCTGATTTGAACACCCTTGCCACCGCCGACATTGTTTCAGACATGAATACATTGGCGGTTGCCGATGTCATCGCAGACATGAACACATTGGCGACGGCAGACATCGTTTCCGATATGAACACGCTGGCCGTGGCCGATGTTGTCTCGGACATGAATACTCTGGCGGTAGCGGATGTCGTTACAGATATGAACACGCTTGCCACCGCTGCCAACGTGACCGCGATGGATACCTTGGGTACGGCAGCGAATGTCACGAACATGGCGACCAACGCGACCAACATTGCCGACATCAATTCGGTAGCAGCTGACGCGACGGACATTGGTGCTGTTGCCGGGGTAGCGACAGAGATCGGTCGCCTGGGAACGGCAGACGCCGTTGCAGATTTGAATCTTCTTGCAACAGCCGATGCGGTTGCCGACATGAACCTGTTGGCAACCAGTGCAAATGTCACGGCCATGAATCTGCTTGGAACCGCTGACGCGGTAGCAGATATGAATACGCTGGCCGTTGCAGACGTGATCTCTGATATGAACACGCTGGCGACCGCTGCAATTGTTACCGACATGGATTTGCTCGGTACAGCGGGTAACGTCGCTGCGATGGCGTTGCTCGGTACGTCTGACGCTGTTGCAGATATGAATACGCTGGGAACCGCTGATGTGGTGGCTGATCTGAACACGCTCGGCACAGCGGATGTCGTCGCGGATATGAATACCTTGGGTACAGCGGATGTCGTGAGCGACATGAATACTCTCGCTGTCGCAGATGTCATATCCGACATGAACACGTTGGCTGTTGCTGATGTGGTCACTGACATGAACACACTTGGCACTGCTGCCAATGTCACCGCAATGAATACCCTCGGCACTGCCGGGAACGTCACAAATATGGCAACAGTGGCGACCAATATTGTTGACGTTAATAACTTTGCAGATCAGTACACGATTGCTGCGACCGCGCCCGGTTCTCCGACAGAGGGGGATTTGTGGTACGACTCAGCGGCGAACATCCTTAAATACTACACCGGCTCCGTGTGGACAGGCATTGCCCCAGGGATAACCACGGAAGTCGATCCAACCGCAATCGCCATGAGCATTGCTCTAGGCTAGGGTAACAATATGGCTAATACATTTAAGTTAAAAACAGACACAGCGGTTGGTACGACTCTGACTACCGTTTACACCGTACCGGCGTCACCCGCTACGACAACGGTAATTATTGGGGCAGTGCTTTCCAACATTACAGCGGGTCAGGTTAAGGCGAATGTGCAGATAGTCACTGCATCGTCAACAGGTGAAAACGCGGATGATGTGTATCTGGTGAAGTTGCTGCCGATCCCGGCTGGTTCAAGTTTTGAACTCATGGAAGGGAAAGTGGTAATGGAAGCCGGGGATATGTTTAAGGTTGAATCCGACACAGCATCAAGCCTCGATGTTGCACTGAGCATTATGGAGCAAACCTAATGGGTTATAAGGGCCAGGTCGAACTTAAATCGACTGAGGTTAAACGCAAGACAGTCACCGGCTCGACCAGTGCAACGCATACGTTGACCTGGGTAGCACCGAATGAGCAATCGCTGATTGTCACGATCAACGGGGTCAAGCAGCACGACTCTGCGTTTTCAGTTAGCGGTACAACTCTGACCCTGGACGCGGCGCTCGTTTCGACAGACGAGTTAGAAGTAATCGGCATACAGGACGCGGGAAAAACAATCATCCCGGCAGCTGGGTCGGTGATCGATGCTCATCTGTCACCTAGTGCTGCGATTTCGCAGAGTAAGTTGAATCTCGCAATCACTGGTAGCGAGGTCGCATCAACATTCGACATATCCAGCAAGACAGTAACGCTACCCGCTGCAAGTGTAACGGCTCACGTTACTTCATACGATGATTCTGACTTACAGAATGACATTGCCCTACTTGGTTTCAAGGTGGCAAGTAACGACTCCAGTGTTAAGTACAACTTAGCAAATCAGTTTGTGGATGACTTTCAGGATGCCAGTGGAATTTCGGCTGGGGATTCAACAAATGAGGCCAGGAATTCTGCTGGTAAATATTACAACGGGGTGACTACGACTACACCATCCGTTTCTGGAAACTACGATTCAACAGCGGTAGATGGTGATTACACTTATTATAAATGGACTACTGTTACATCTTCTGGAACGTACACAACCGACACAGCCCAAGATTATGAATATCTTGTAGTTGCGGGTGGTGGAGGTGGCGCAGGATGTCACGCTACTGGGTCTGGGTCTGGTGGTGGAGGTGCTGGTGGTTTTAGAACAGCTACAGGATTTGCTGTAGCCGCAACAACCATTACTGGTATTACTGTTGGCGCTGGTGGCGTGGGTGGTGGAACCGCTGATTACACCTCTGGAACTGCTGGTAGTGATTCTGTGTTTAGTTCTATTACATCAACTGGTGGTGGAGGAGGGGGTTCTTACGGCACTGCTGCTGGTGATGGTGGTTCTGGTGGGGGTGGATGGACTTCGTCATACGGCACT